TTTGAGCATGGTGTTGAGTTGCGCTTAATCCAGCCGGGCAAGCCAACGCAGAACGGATTTATTGAGAGCTTTAACGGACGATTTCGCGATGAATGTTTGAATGAGCACTGGTTCAGCGATATCGTTCATGCCAGGAAAATTATTAATGACTGGCGGCAGGATTATAACGAATGCCGCCCGCACTCCACGCTGAATTATCAGACACCGTCTGAATTTGCAGCGGGCTGGAGAAAGGGTCATTCTGAGAATGAAGATTCCGACGTTACTAACTGAGTGTTGTATCTAATCGTGGGGGCAGGTCAGCGGGTATGTGTGGAACATTTAAACAAATGTTTGCTTTTCAAGAAGCAACCCAGATGCCAGGCGGAGATGAATTTATTGAACGTTTTTTGAATACGGAAATTTCTCGCCTAGGAATGTCACTTCAAGAGTTCATGAAGTTGTGCACAGATTCTATAGAGTCATACAATAAATTAAAAAGGATGTCAGAATAGCCATCCATGGCTATCGGGAGGTTAATATGGTAACAGTCGGTTGGATTATTGTTGCCCTGCTTGTTGCTCTGTGGGCAAAGAATCGTTATTACTGAGAAAAGCGACAATACCAACGCGGGCTAGATTTTTCTTCTCGTCCGCTGATAGCGTATTTACCCAATCCCTATATGGTTTCACTTTCTGCATTGAAGCATCCACCGATTTCCTAGAGGCTGGGGTGCTGGCGTGACCTGCGGCAATCCTTTTTGAGAGATTTTTAAAAGCCGGAGATGCTATTAATTCATCAGCGGCAGCCATTCTTGAGTTTTTACCAGAACGGAGGAGGCTAAAGAGTCCCCCTGCCGTACCGGCTCCAGGCGCTCCGATGGCTGTGGTTAGCCCTTCTGCTTTAGCCACGTCTTTTCCTATTCCATATATACGCCCAAGCATTCCCTTTTCTCCTGCGAACTGATTCATCATCCGGTCAATTTGAGAGGAGGAATACACCTTCTCGCTGCCCACCCTTTGCATGCCAGAAGCCACCTCATAGATGTTTCTCAACCTACGCGTAGCCGGATAGCCAATTGCCCGGCTCAATGCCTGCATATTTGATTTGTTTCTTGATAGCCCTCCATACCACTTAACAAATCCAGGAACACCAAGTGACTGCCCGGGAGATTTAGCGAACGTAGTGAAAGCCCTATTCATTGCGGTGGCAACAGCTGGTTGCACCATGTCATCAGGAAGATTTGAAACTAGGCGACGGAAGTCACCGCCCTTTCCTTGAGACATATCGACGATAGCTTGCTGTAATTGCGGCACTATTCCTTTATCCAAGTCTCTGCCAAGATTTTGAACAGCGGCTGCCTGTACTGCGAATCTCTTTCTCCCGATCTCTCTAGCTAAATTCCATGTATCCTCTGCACCATATTTGGCAGCAGCGGCTCCCTGATCTTGTATCAGTGCGCTTTCAATAATTCCAAGGTGCCGAGCGTCGATGCCGCTATATGGCCCTTTATCCATCTCTTTGCCAAGAGCCCTTCCAACCTGCCGTCGAACTGCATCAAGAAGACCATAAGTCGGGGCGGTGTTTGGGTCTATTTGTTCCAAGGTCTTTGACAGTTGAGGATATAGCGATTTTAGTTTTTCTAGCCCACCGACATCATCTGCAATATCCTCAATGGCGTTAGTGGTATGGGTGGTATCTACGGTAGCTCTTGTTGGAATTTTTGCTCTAATTTGATTGTATAGAGTGTCTTCTTGGCGCTTCAGGTTTGATCTTAACTCCTCATAAGAGCTTTTTACCTTTTGATTGATAAAGTCCTTATCAACACTCCCACCAAAATCATTAATAAATTTATCTGCCTGCTCTCCAAGCCTACTAATGGCCTCTCGCTGTGCGTGGAACAGTTTATTCCCTGGGGTTGCAGCTAAAGCATTTTCAAACGCGCGGTAAGAAGGGTTTCTGGAGTACATGCCGGGAGTTAAGGCATCCTCCATCCCAAGATTGCGGGCGGCCTGTAGCACAGAATCATCTGGTGAAACGGCTTTCGCGAGAGCATTTAAACCAGATCTGTTTCCTGTTATTGGATTCACATCTGTAGCTTTCGTTGCAACCCTCGCCATTCCACTAAGTTCAGATGCCTGAGACATTTCTGCCGATGGAGGCCTAAACCTCTTCGTAACCGCACTGGCTGCTTTACTAATCACTGGAGATGCCAATTCAGCAATTGGACCAGCGGCAGCACCTATAGCCGCCCCTGTAGTTACATTGCCACCGGTTCCGTTAGCAACAACACCACCTTCAACCGCACCAAGCCCTGCGGCGGCAGCCAGCCTTGCCGCCCCTTTCGGAACCTGAGAAATAATCCCACCACCACTAACAAATGGCGCTGCTTGTCCAACAAACTCACCAACATCTTGTGCGGTTGATGGTTTTGCCGCTAACTTCTGCTGTAGAGACTGAATTGCGGCTTGCTCTTCTGGTGTCATATCCTGAAACAGGCCAACACCTTTACCAACATCCATCAATCCACTGAGAACGCCATACATAAAACGGTCGAAACCGTTAGCATTATTAACAACATTTTCCTGTCTGGAATTTTCCTCTGGTGAAACCAAAGGAGATTGCTGCTGTTCTGGTTGGGAATCAAGCACAAAGCCATCAGGAAGTTGTGAGTTATCAGGCTGTTCATCCAGAACAAACCCCTCTGGTAAACCTACATTGGTTGCCATTGTCCGTTCCTGTAAATAATTTTCTGACCAGTTTTAGGATTTTTCGCGGTCATACCTTCTCGAAATGTTTGACCGCCAGATGTTGCTTGTTGTGTCTGTTGTTGCGCAGGCTGCTGAATATCTTCATACAGCTTGGCTTTTCTGGATTGCAATTGCTTAGTTAGTCCGCTGGGGAGAGAATCTCCATAAGTTGAAAGATAATCATCCATTTGCTGGTTAAACTTTTCGCCTTCAGTATTTGCCATCAGTTTTGAGGTGTTGATTAAGTCTTGGACTTGCTCATTATTCAGCATCTTGCCGTTAGATAATTGGCTAACATAGTTACCAAGTGTGCCAAATATTCCATCAGTGCGTTTTACCTGCACTTGCTCACCTTCGCGTACCACAGATTGCGGATCCAGCGATTTCATATAGTTGAAAATCATTCCCAACTGCGCGGCTGGAGTGTTGCGCTTCCCAAGGGCTTGTAGGTTGTCAGAAGCACTGCGCATTGCAGAATAATTCTTTGAGAACCCATTAATATCACTATTCAGATCTCGAACAAGTTTTGGGTCAATCTTTCCGCTTTCCTGTTGTTTCATCCCTAATTCCTGCAACTTCAGGGCTACGTTATCATTATGCATTTGTGCCCGCTGAGCCCTGTCTAGTTGAGCGTTTTGGATATTTGCCCATCCTCTCGCGTTCTCCATGTCAGCCTGACGGATGCTTTCATCCAATCGCCCCTTCTCAAGTTGGCGACCAACCATCTTATCCTGATAATCCAGCATTTTATCCGGACCAACAGCCCCTAGCGTCATAGTAGTCAGCATGTGTGATAGCTGCTCTGGATTCTGAATACCTGTCTGAATCATCCAGTCAGCATTCGCCCCCACGCGATTTAACCTGTCCTTGTTGTCAGTAATGAATTTACTGTAGGCTTCCGGTCCCTGAGAAAGAGCGACGTTAGCCCTCATGGCTAAATCGCCCATATCGTTGCGTTGCTGATCATTAAGACCGGAAAACGCCTGTTGTGCCTGTGCAACAAACGCTGGATTTTCCTGGGCAAACTTAAATAGTCCAGATGGATCACCAGAAGCCCATGCATCAGCGTGAACCTTATTGAACGCACTAATAGCTTTCTGTTGCTGTTCCTGATTGTAAATATCAGCAACTCCAGCCAGACCACGTAACGCGGTCAGGCCAACGTTATTTGCACCTGAGCGAGCCAGTTCATTGTTTTCGCGGATCAGACCAAGCGTTGCGTTAATGTCGCTTGCCTTTGGTGCATTCTCATTTTGCGTACCAATGCCAGCCAGAAAACCACCAGAATTAATACCCTGTTGCCACGTAGCCATTGATTAACCCTTAAAACAGTGAACCAAGCAGACCAAGACCAGCACCAATACCAGCACCCCACGGAGTTGATAGCTCGAGAGCACTGGCTATGCCACCACCCAAAAGCGCACCGGATGCAGCACCACTAACCCCCTGCTGCAATGCTGACGGTCGGTTGGCGTTTGCCGCCGCCAGTGCTGCGCTTTGCTGCGAAATCTGACTCATGTTGTTGGCATATGTTTGCCCGGCGTTTGCCTGTCCCTGAAGAGCGCCAAGACCGATATTTGCCAGGTTGTTGTAATTGTTCATTTGTCCAGATAGCCATTGCTGACCAAGCGTTGGTGCGATTGTTGCTAACTGATTACTGGTTGCGGTGGAACCCAATCCACCTGTTGCTTCCGCTGCCGCCAGACTCTGATAGCGAGCCTGACCAGCAAGATCTTTATACTGCTGAGAGTTGTAATACTGGTTAAGCGCCTGACCTTGCCCTTCCAGAGACGATAAGTTCTCGAGGCTGCCGAGATACTTATCAGCCAGAGGAGTAAACGGTTTCAGGTTGTTCATGATGGTGTTGAACTGCTGATTTTGCAGGTCTGCGGCATACTTCTGAGCTTCTGCGGCATACTTTGCGCTTTTATCAGAACTGCCACCTTTCCCACCCTTTTCAGGGCAATAAGGTTCCTCGCCGCGCAGTTTTCTGCCCAGCTTAAATGCATATAACATGGCTATCTCCCGTGATTCAGGAAGTCGATTAGTTCTTCGCGTGTGGCGCTGTAAAACGTCACGTCATCCACGCCTTTGAAGTATTTCTTGATGGTTCCTACACGCTTAAGGCCAATCATTGCGCAGTACATCTGCCCGTGGCGGAATTTGCGTGCAGCGAACGATGTGACGCACTGAACGGTGGTGTTAGTCAGAATGTATCGCCAGAACGCCAGCCCGATTTCCTTGCTGAATCCGCGAATCTCTGGCAGGTACATGGCGTGGCAATCGAATGTAAGCGGCTGAATCTCCTGATAGTAAACAATGCCGCCGAACTGCCCGTGCACGTTCACCTCAAAGTAACGGCAATCAGGTTTGTAGTCGTATCCATCACCGTTGTTGCTCCCGGCAATAATGTCAGGGTGATTTCCGACTGCTTCGATCAGGTCGATGTTTCGCGTTGGTTTGAACTGAATCATTACTGCTCCGCGATTATCTTGATGGTTGTGGCAGTAAACGCCGCACCATTTGACTGAATGGTTAACGTACTGCCATTTGTGGCAAGAAAGCCGTCTTTATCCACGCTGAAGAATGTAGCTAACAGGATGTTGTCGGTTGTTGTCGCCGCATTACGACTGCTGACCAACGTGTCAGGAACAGAGCCGGAAAAGGTTAGCTGCATTGACCTGTTGGCGGTTCCGCTGGGCCACGTCCCGACGATCGACAGCTTGAAGAACAAGGTTTTGTTCTCGTTGAACACAACCATCTTGTTGTTAACAGTGTCGAAGAATGGTGCCAACGTCCCGGATGACGGCGTGAGCGTTTTCAGCAGGCTAACAAGGTTGGTCGGCGCTGTCGGGATGGTTACTGATACGCCAGAGTAAACAACCTCTGACTTCTTGCGTGTGGTTGCATACTCCAGAGCATCAATGCGCGTTTCATGGTCTGAAACCTGAGACTCCAGCGACTGAACTCTGGTATCAAGCGACGCAATATCGCTTTCATTCTGAGTGATTCGTGTTTCATGTTCCTGAAGAGTTGATTCTGCCTGGCTGATTCGCTCCTCATGATTAACAAGCGTTGCTTCCGCAGCAGAAATTCGCTGCTCATGATCAGCGAGAATCACATCCTGCTCATCGTTCCTGACTTGTGCATCATAAGCGCCCTGTCCGGCCTCGTTGGCCTTGTTAGCCACGTTACCAACATCAGTACCCTGTGCGATAACGTAAAGCAGATACGACTGCGAGAAGATATTGCGTGGAAGGACTGATGTGTCGAGCCGTGTAGCCTGAATGATTACCGGCACATTGAGATTCGAATCAGCCATTACTCAATCCTTATCTGGCAGCCTGACAGAGTGACAGGTGACTTCGTGATAACGCGCAATTTGAAGCCGACATTTTTCCTGATGCGCCCTACACGCTTCCACAAAACGCGTTTGTCGTAAACGAACGGTTCATTCTGCTCAATCATCTGCTCACGCCCGTAATTGATGCCGTCAGTGGTTGCAGAAAGGAACAAGCGGTCGGCGTACTGCGCAACACCAGTTGAAGATTCAACCTCAAGGTCGAACACTCTGGCGTTATCCGCTTTGAACAACGGAGTAAACAGCAGGTGTTCCTGTTGAAGCCCATACTGGCTGCTGATATCGAACTGCAATTTCCCGGTCACCGATTCCAGCTTATCGCCGCACGTTATTTGATTGCCTTCGTAAATGAAGTCGATAGCGCGGTACACATCGTCATACAGGCCTGTTTTCAGTACACACCATTGCGGACCATTGGCACTTGAAGATGCGTCGTATACGAGGACATGGCGCGGAAGATGGATAATCAGCAGCTCATGAGCATCAAATCGCAGAGACTCCATTACGCCATCAGCCAGTTCATCAGCAGTGTAGGAGCGTAGTATTTTCTCAATACTCGCGCTGGCGATTGGTGACACCTGACCGGAGCCGATGATGTATACAGACGGCGCACCCGTTGCCGGATTGCTGATGAACGCATACGAATCAGCAAACGGCGTTTTGCAGTAAGTCCCGGCGATGCCTTTTTGCACCATCAGTGATGGCTGTGCGACATACAAAGCTGCACCAACGGTGGTTGCACCAGTCAGGGAAAAATACTCAATCGTCGATGAACCAAAACAGACGATGAAGTCTCGCCATGTTCCGATGCCAATGATGCCGTCAGGCTGCGATTCTGCACGATATTGTGCGCTGTAGCGGTCAGGATGCGATTCGTCTTCAAGGTCAGTGATAAACCATGAATCAGTACCGTCTTTTGACCACGCATAACGCCCACGTAAGCGAGTAATGTCACGAACCGAACCTAACTCATACTGCGTGAATCCGCTGTCTGTAGGCCAGTTTGAGACGGTTTTAACCGTGCCATCATAGCGATACTCGACCAGTTGACCATTAACACCTACAGCCTGTGATGTTCGACCATGCGCCATTGATACGCGACCACTTCCGGCAACATCACCGACCTCACTTTCTCCTTTGTACAGCTTGCCACCACAGACGCGATAAACAGCACTCTGCGCCATGTTGTACTCGACGCCGCGAGATACACCGTTCACATCAGAACGTTTTGCAATGCCCGGGAATGAGCGAAGATATCCGCTGCTGTTAAGGATTTCTTTTGGTGTAGCCAACATATTCACTGGCAGATAGTCGATATAGTCGGCGTTTCGAAAGTCTTTGCCGACACCTTTCATAAGCGGAAGTTGCTGAATCGGCATTTATTCACCTATGCGTTTGGGGTATCGCCATCAATCATAGGGAGATAGCCTGGATAATATCGGTCAGATGTAAACACGTCATATTTATTACCCTGTCCTACAGGAAAATCTCCACGTCGTCGCATTGAAGGAACAACCAGAGTGTCGGTCATCAAGGCATCATATGAGCGTTGGGCGTTACTGAGAACTTGCGGAGTTGGCTCAAGGCTGTAATCAGATAGCATTCTCAGCAATAACTGATAGCCTACTGCGTGTTTGTATTTTCTTGGAAGACCTGACTCATCATCTGGTAATGGCTGCTCATCTCCAGTTGCGAAAGCGTAACCAATGTCGCCGGGGTTAATCATCCACTCGGACATCATATCTTCCAGATCATTTACACCATCTTCAATTGATTGCGGCTCAACATCAGTCAGCGATGCATTAGAAGCAATAGCAAACTTACGAAGCGCAAAAAGGACGATCTCACCCTTTGTCAGTACTGTTGCCATTGTCTGCCGCCTTACGACCTCGCTTACTGGTCGGTTTCAATTCATCAACTGAGGCAACAAAGCCCAACTTTTCGAAAAACTGGAAGTCTTTTTCTGCGATAACGGCCTGTACATGCCCGGATTCGTTATCTGCGGCAAGGAATACACTCATGCGATCCATATTGTTTCCTTAAAACATAAAAGGGGCGTAAGCCCCTTGTTATTACGGATTACCGAAGAACTGACCGCCCATGTGAGGGTTAAAGCACACATATGCAGGCAGTAAGTCAAAGCGCATTTTTTGCACGTTGGCATCGCCATCTGCGTATTTATGTACGCGGATGGAGAAACCTTCATATGTTGCAACAGCAGAATCAATACTGTGCAGTTTCGGCAGTGGGATAGAGCCAAGTCCACAGAAGAACTTGTTATAGAACAGGTTTGGCTTCATTGTCTGGCTAGCAGTGCCTACTACAGATACGGCATCGCCTGCCGCTACCTGACGACTTACAGAGTTGTACTGCGGGTTTGTAGTGTCATAAATCGGAACACCAGAAAGCGTAACCGTCACATCGCCACTGCCGTCTGAATCAGCATCAGCAGTAACCGTTGCAGTGAAGCTAATTGGTGTGGCTCCGTTATACAACGCCTGTTTGGTCTGCTGTTGCAGCCAGTAGGTATTGGTGAATTTAACCTGATCACCAGCTTTCAGAAAACCTGTAACGCTGGTTGTCGCTCCGGTCAATGTTACAGTGAACTGGTATGAGTCTTTAACTGCGTTATAGGTAACAGTTGGCTGTGTTTTGACTGTCAGTGTTCCGCCAAATGCCCCCTGCGTACGAGAGGCAAGCCCATTAGACATCAGTGCGCGAATGCCGCCAAAATTGGTTGGGATCTGTGCATTCTCCCATGCAGTACGAACCAATTGATCTGAAGCGTGCAAACCAGTCTGCGCATCAGCAAGTCGCTGTGCAGACCATGGATCCATTACAGCATAGTTTTCACCTTCATTAACGCCGAGGTCTTTCAGGAAAGATGCTGTCTGCGCAACATCAGACCATTTGGTGATTGGAGTATTGGGGCTACCAAGTGACAACGCACCGTTATTCATCATGAAGTGAGCAAGCTCTGTTTCAAGGTCGGTAACGATTCGCTGGCGAACCGGCGCGAGAATTTCCTCCAGTTGGTTAAGCTTGATCGCTTCCTCCAGTTGCTGATATTCAACAGCAACAGTGATGTAGTTACCTACACGCCCCGTAGCTTTACCTGAGATCAGGTTGTTTTTATTTTGCCCTGAAATATCACCATTGGGAGTACGGAGGGATGAGAATTGATGCGGACGTTTAAAGCTAACGCTATCGCCAGTGCTGGAGTTGATTTCACCTGCCAGCAACTGACGGTCTACGGTTTTCGCCAGAACTAAATCTGACATAAAACCCGGAAGGAATTTTTTCAGAACGATTTGACTGACGTTACTGTCGAGATTGTTAGGCATTTATCTTTTCCTTATTCGATTTTTGCGCCGGGGCATAATTTGTTGAATTCGTCTTGTTTCGCATCAGCACCGCCACCACGTACTTCCGGCTCTGGCTTGATGGCTTTCTTTGGTTTTGGAGCAAGGCTTACCTGTTTGCTAATCTGCCCCAAGAGGAATGCTGCGCGAATTGGATCTGTCTCAGCGGCTACACGCTGGCGTAATTGCTGGCTCTTACCTAAGCCATAGGCGAGTAGTTCAGAGCCTTCGTCTGCACAGTGAATGATGATTTCCTGCTGAATTGGTGGTAGCTCACTAAGAACAATGGCCTCCATTTCCTGATAATCTTTCACAGGAAGTTTGGCTGCCCGTTGTTTATGCGCTTCTACCCTTTGCTGGAAACGCTGTTGGTATTCCTGTTGCTGACGTAGTTTTTGTTGCTGCTGCTGTTCGACACGGCCTTTTTTCTCATGCCAATCAGTCAATGCCTGTTCAAACGCCTGTTCGTCATAATCACACGACTCAAGAGTCGGTTTTGGTGGAATAGCGTCTGGTTGTGGTTGCTGATGTTCCGCAGGCTTGGCTAATGCTTCCTCAAGCTGGCGGCGCAACTCACGGTTTTCTTTCTGTGTTTCTTTGAAGCCTTTGCGAAGATCTTTCACCCATTGCGGTGCAGGTTGCCCGTCAATGTGATCATCATCGTCAGCGTTAAGCTGAATTTCTTCATCACCAATACGCAAGGCGTAATCTTCTGGTGTCTCTTCGGTTTTTTCAGGATCAGTTGCCATCTCTTTTCCGTTGTCATCCTGGCTTTCATTCTCAGGCTGTGACTCTGTTTGGATGATGGTTTCTTCTGCATTTTCCTGTGTTTCAGACAGGTCAATAACCTGACCGTCGATGATCAGTTCGTTTTCCATTGATTACTCCTGGTTAACTCGGCATTAAGTCTGCCGGTGACTGTGGTGGTGACTGGAATTGCTGTTGTTGTGACTCGGCGACATCTTTCAGAAGGCGTATTGCCTCCATCACTGCTTTGTCATCGATGTTTCTGGCTTGAGCCAGTTTATAGACAGTGTTTGCCTGACTCTCCATCGCATCCTGCTGGGCAGTAAATGCTTTGATTTGAGTTTGAGCAGTTTCGTTAGTTGCTTTTTGCGCTTCTGCCTGCGCTGCTACCATTTGCGCCTGAGCGAGAACCATTTCAGGATTTGGCTGGCTTTGTGCTGCCATTTGCGCCTGTTGAACAATCTGCTGCTCTTTCTCATTGCGTGGTTTTGCAATGCCAGATATCAGCAGTTGGTTTCGGTTGTACTCTTTGAAGTCATCAAGGCCTTCGCCATCGATATTGTCCAGAATAATACCCTGAATTGCCTGGCGCATTGGGTCTGTTGGAAGCATAGAGCTAAGGACATTTGTCAGTACAGAAACCGTTGCATCACGTCGTGCTGTGTAGCTTGGTCCAACATCAACCGTCACATCGTATCGACCGACAGAAAGGTCATTTAACGCAACAACAGCCCCTGTTTGCCTGTCAACAACCTGTGCACTCAGGACAGCGATATCATCACTTCCATCTTCGTTAACGATGCGCACTTCACGCTCTGAACCGTACACTTCACGAGCCATTGACAGCCATACTTCACCAGCGCGTTTAAGACTTTTCGCCATATTGTCCAGATAGATAAACGAAGCCATATCTGCTCTGTTCATCAAGTTGTTAACCGTTTCCTGAGCAATATTACTTGGCATCTGCTGCATGGCCTGACTGCCGCCTGTAACCTCCTGAATATCAGCACTGGTTTGCTGTAGTAATGCAGCCAATGCCTGATTCATAACCGCAGGCTGTGTATATCCTGCCGGGGTAGCTCCAGCGATAATGTTGCCAGATTTATCTCTCACTTCGCGCAACGGCAAGAACGCTGGTCGTTTCTTGTTGCGAGCCTCCCAGTGCTTCTCAAGTCCACGAATTTGCTCCATGCCAACTATAGGGATCTGACCGGGGTCTTGCGCTGCAGTATCAGCCAGCATTGAAACCTGAAGGTTGTACAAACGCTGTGGATCCATTGCTTTTGCAATGTGCCCTTCGACACGCTCAATGTCATCAATGAACCAGCGTTTTCCATAAACCGGGATGAGGGGGATATGCTCACCAGGAATACGACGAGGTTTCTCAAGGAAACCATCACCATCCACTACGGATACATACACACGACGGCGCTTCACTGAGCGCCTTGCCACTTCCTGAAATCCAGCTATTGCCAGTTCATCTTCAATATCTTCAACCTGATCACTGTCGTATGTTGCAATCTCTCCAGTGATTGGATGTCGATAACTGATGACGTCAACAGACTCTTTACGAACTTCGTAATACTTCGCTATGTAAATAACATCTGCATCAAACCAGTCATATTCCCAACTGGTCATAGACGTTACATCCAGAGAAGAAGGAGGTTTCTTTCCGTATTCAGCCTCATATTTTTCAGGTGACAACGAATACATGCAGAACGCCCACAACGCGTCAGATTTGTCGTACTTCTTAGCGTCAGGGTCAAACCACACAGAGCGCGACGGGTCGTATATTGGTTCAATAGCAATACGCTGACGATCGTCCATTGGGTCGTATTCATTGACCAGCATAGACGTCAAACGGAAGCAACCGAAACCACCAGTAGCAGCGTCGTCAAATGCATTATCGCAAGCCTCACCGCCATCAGTTTCTTCGTAGTCAGCACGGAACAGACCATTTAATTTATTGGCTAACTCTTCGCTTGCCTCTCTGTCACCAGGACGAAACTTAACGGTGATTCTGTTATTGCGGTATTCTGCAATGATGCGGTTAAGTTCAGTTGCTACCTTATTGATTTCAAACTTAGGATACTTCTCGAACTGCTCATCAAGCTTAGTTCCAGCCGCCGTTGCTCCTTCCCATTGACCTCCGGGGACACGAGCAAACCTCGTAGCTTCAATGCACTTTTCGCGCACTTCCTGCTGTGGAGAATAGGCGCGGTCAAACCTGAGCATGATCCGCTCATGTTTTTTCTCTAATGTCTCTGCCATGTTTACCAACCGGAGGATGAGGGAACGTATATTTCTGTTTCTTCGCGGACCAATGCCGGGCAATGCATACACATCATCAGCGCATCAGCCAGGTTAGGAGATGGAATACCGAGCTTCTGCTTCATTTCGACCTTAGTCATAAGCTCCAGCTTCCCGTTATTATTGAATTTGCGCTGAATCTGCGTCAGTTCTGCAAACAGCTTCTCCAGCATCTTCTCGCCTATCGCTTCTTTGTCGAAACTCAGCATGTCGTCGGGGTCTGCATACTCACCATGAACAACCGCCCGATATGTCAGATACAGCCTGTCAGCCAGCGCGTAATAGAATTGCGCTCGCTTATTGCGGAATACATCGCCAATAGTGCGAACGTTGTCGCCCTGTACGACTTCATCGGCCCATGCTCCGGCCTGATACGGTGCATCTTCATCGAATGGCGATTCGCTGCCCTTGAACATCGTGGCGGTGATTTTCTTGCCGGAGAACGCTTCCGTTGTCTGTCTGCGTAGCCCGGCACCAACACCATCACCATCCCACAGGTAGTGGTCAGCGCCGTCTTCAATCGCCAGCGAAGTAGCCCAGTCAGCACCATCGTTGATGTCCATCAGCAGACCTTCGGCAATGCGCTTAACTACCGAGCCGTGGCGCGATGCGTAACCTTTAGCATCTGGCCCTGTATCTGACGGGTCATGTGCAGAAACAACAGCGCCTTTCGCTTTCCATCCGAGTTTCTTGTGCGCATCGGTTGCGGCTTCAAGCCATTCACGTTTGATGATTGCCATATCACTTGCGCTTACTGGCTCACCAAGCCAGATGTGACGATATAGTGTCGGATTTCTGCGTTTGCACTCTTCCATCTCCAGACGGAGAACTTCAGGAAAGTGCGGGTTGTCGGTGTAGTTCACTGTCAGCAGGCAAATATCATCAGGAGGATTTACGACGAATCGCTGATAGGTATCGTCGAGGATGTTCTTAGGGTTAAAGCTCACCCATATTTCTGAAAACGGCTTGCGGATGGTTGGTATCAGGATATCCCATGATTCCTTCGTTACCGCTTCCGCTTCTTCCACCCAGCAGATATCAATGCCTTCGAGCGATTTAATCTTCGTCGGGTTGTTTTTGATGCCGTAGAACATGAATTCAGCATTCGTTCCGAGATGACGAATCATGGAACGCTGAATTTCAAACTCAGCCGAATACCCTTCCCGCTCTATGGTGTCTTCAAGCAACCGAATTACCGAATCGCTGATACTGTTTTGCAGCTCACGAGCGCAAAGTATGCGCACAGGCTGCCGACGCGCCGCTTCAACAAGCAGCCTCGCAATTGCCCATGACTTACCGCTACCTCGACCGCCTTTGGCGACTTTGTAGCGATGCGCCTCAATGAACGGTTCAAAGATAGGATTAATCGAGGTCATTTTCCGAATAGAGTGCTCATCGGTGATGTTTCAATCTGGATTGCGCCGCCGTCTTTGCCTGTTAGCTCGTGATCAACCTTGTCGCGCCATTTATCCTTCTGTCGGTTCTTAAGCCAGAAGATGGCGGCGGTTGTATCAGGCGGGTAATACTTCTCAAGCGGAGTTTCGACAATTCTGTTTTCAATAACACGAATATCGATGTCTGGAGCCACGAAGCCCATAGCGCGTTGATAAAGACGGTCACTAACTTCTGCATCAGCGACGGCCTTACCCTTTTTTATGGACTCCGAAAACTTAGGATAATCAAGCTTCCACTTGTTAATAGTTGACTCACTGACTTCAAAGAAATCAGCAAGTTCTGCATCGGTGTAGCCCAGCAAGCACAGTTTGCGTGCCTGTTCGGCATACGCCTCTTGATACTTTGTTGGGCGCGCCATGTTTATGCTCCGGTAGTGAACAGGTCTAACGCTTCCTTCGATTTACGCACCGCTTCGATAGTGCGGGTCGTGATATCTGAATTAGCGCCGCCTGACTGGAAGTGAATTTTGAATAGCTCAAGCTTCAGCTCGTCAGTGCCAATGAACTGAAATGCTTCTTCTGCGGCTGCGTTCTGGTTCATGACCAGTTTGTAAATCTCTAACTGGAATTTCTGTTCTTCAGTCATGGGAATAATCTCTGCCATTGTTGGCTCCGTTTATCCGTTAAAAGGGATATCAGTTAAGTTATCCCGTGTAGGGTATAAGCCATTGTCGAGACCACTCATTGAATGGCCTCTGCAATAACCGATGTCTTTCCATCAGTCCGCCACCACAAAGAATCTTTTTTGCCATAAGGCTGGAGGTTCATCTTTCAGTGGCTGCCAGTGTTATTTCCCCACTTACTGGCTTGGGTTGTTTCGCGGTACTGCCGTAACTGGTTGCCCAGAATAAATTCCGGTTTCATTATCAAGCCCACCCGTAGATAGGCTTTGTAATGAACTGGCTCTTATCTCAACGCAGCCCCTTACCGCGCGCCAGATGCTCAACTTCAAGCATCAGCAATGAGATGTTTAATCTGGATTCACTCCAGAAGTGATCACCACCCTGTCTACAGAGCCAGATGTGAAGGATGATGAGTAAAATTATCGCTATCATCGAAGGCATTGCGTCCTGATGTATTCCTGAAGAGTTCTCAGTGCTGTTTGGTCGCGGATAATTCCGTCCCGGACACCGAGAACGTTTCGTCCAGCAACTGGAGAGAGTTCGACGGTGGCATCATTGCCCATGCCGGAGGCGCCGGAGGTTTCGGCTGAGGATGGCACAGGGCATTTTCCTTTGACGAGCACCCTGCCACCATTATCAAGCTTGCGACGAAGAGCATCATTTTCAGCTTTCGCATCAGCTAACTCCTTCGTGTATTTAACATCGAGTACATCAGCAGCACGCTGGCGTTGCTGCATGTCAGTAATGGTGGCGGTCGCCTGCTTCAGCTCACTGACTTTTTTATCACGCTGTTCTTTATAGGCGATGGCGTTATCACGGTAATGATTAACAGCCCATGACAGGCAGACGATGATGCAGATAACCAGAGCGGAGATAATCGCGGTGACTCTGCTCATTGCTGCCCCCACAAACAGACTTCACGCTCAATCTCACGGCGAGTCATCAGCCCTTTCCATTGCTTACCGCCAGCGTATGTCCAGCGACGTAGCTGGTCACATGCGCCATTGATATCGCCCTGGTTGATTTTGCGAAGAAGCGTCGATGTTCTGAAATTGCCTGCGCCCACGTTATAGACGAACGAATAAAGAGCGCCGCGCGTTGTTTCCGGTATATCGACTTTGATGTACGGGTTAATTTGTCTGGCGACCGTGGCAAGGTCTTTATTCAGGAGGGCTTTGCATTCTGCTTCGGTATACGTTTTACCGAGCATGATGTCTTTTCCGGTATGTCCGTGACATACAGTCCATACACCAACAATATCTTTGTATGGTATGTAGCTGACACCTTCCAGACCATCGTTACCACTTGGCCCAGTGATTAACACAGATGCTATAGCAATAGCCCCGCCACTTATCGCCGCTATTACGCTATTTCGTAGTGCCGGTGACATTGCCATTCAATCTGTCCTCGCGCTCTTTGCGCTTGTAGTACCAGTTGATGCCAAATGTGCCGACAGTACAAAGAATACCAATGATGACAGCCCAGTCATTCAGGGAGAGAATGCCACCCATCGCAGTCAGTCCTCCGAAGCTGTAACTGAACCATTCTCTGATTTTGTCCATACGGTACATGCTCTACCCCTTCATTGAGGGGATTTGCTCTATTTAATTAGGAATAAGGTCGATTACTGATAGAACAAATCCAGGCTACTGTGTTTAGTAATCAGATTTGTTCGTGACCGATATGCACGGGCAAAATGGCAGGAGGTTGTTAGCGCGACCTCCTGCCACCCGCTTTCACGAAGATCATGTGTAGAAGGCCGCAGCGTAACTATCACTGATGAATTCATGATAGCCAGTGGCTACTGCTCAGTTTGGATTGTGGCGACCGGTGCTGATCTCCGGTTTGCTGCAACTGCCTACAGCGGGCTACGTGGCCACACCGAATCCAGCGAAAGATTCTTGCCCTTACACATCAGCCTGTGCATTCACCACAACGATAAGAGCACTGCGCGGCACCTTTCACCAATTCCGCGAGGTCTGCGGGTTCAATGCTCTTACCTGTTGTGCAAACAAAAAAAGCCACCGTTGCAACTTAAGAGTCACTAACGGCAGCTTACCCTCTAATTATGGCTAAATGGCTAATTGCATGTCAAGGCTTTTAACAGCAACATGCTTAACTTTCTCAACACGTTTACGCATTTTGAAAGCATTTTGCATTGGTTGGTACAAAACAAATAACGACGATTTCAGGATGTCGTCAATTTCGTTTCTACAGGTTGCCAGTGAAGGTTTTCTCCATCCCTCGCCACCACGTCCACACATCTTGCGTGGCTTTGCAGTCGCGTGATAGTAGGATGCAATTGCTCGCTTTGATGAACCATGAGCGTAGTAGCTGAGGAGGATGCCAAAGGCTTTCTTGTCAATGTACATGACGGAATCGACGACCTGAGAAATCAACATTCCATCATCATCATTACACATTGGCCTTGTCATAACTCTTCCCGGCTCTACGCTCTCCATGAACTTCGCTATTACGCTGCTCATGCGCTTTTCCAGACGACCTGAATAAACCCATGCGCCCCAAAGTTCAAGCCAGCCATTCAGCCACTCGTGCTGCTCTTTGGTGAGGTTTAGTTCTCTTATGCTCATGGCCTTCCCCTTTTGCCCTGTTTGACCATCAGGACGCCGTTAACTATTACGTGACGCTCGCCTTTGCTGTCTCGGTTGTACTTGAGCACTGTTCCTCTTGCGCAGGAAAGCATCCTCGCCACTTCGGTCTGATTGCCTCGTGTCTGGATAAGAAGCTCTGGTATCGTTTGAATTGTGGCGTTCATACGCTCTCCAGTTCGGTGATTTTTATTCCAAGCCTTCCGCCTGGTACTTTCACGCCACGAATTACGCGAATGTCATCGAATTGCTCGTCGTCTTCCGCAAATCCGGCGTGGATAAGAGAGTCGAGTAAACCTTTCAGGATGTTATCGAGGTCGCGGCGGCGGGAGTCTGGAACGTCTGCGATGACTTTGATGCGGAGTCGTGATTTGGTGAAAATGTCTAACTTGAGTTGGCGGATGATTTGCTGAACGTCTTTTCGGTATTTCTGGCCTTTATCGCTGATGTAGTATTGGCTTCCCAGTCTTCGCCAGTAGGTATTCACCGACGGCGGGTATGGAAGCACAAACTGATATTCGTTCATGGCTTAATCTTTCCCTCCTTCAGCAGTATCGCCTGCGTCCTGATCACGCCTTCGAGGTGGTAAAGTCTGGCGTCTTTGTTGTCGAGGTTATGGGTGCGTCGGTCGATTTCATCGTGACACGCGCTACAAGCCCATGCACCGATCAGGTCGTCAGGCTTCATTCCCGCTCCGCAAATTCCAGCCATCCGGTAATGTGCCAGAACTGTAGTTTCAGGATTGCCATTGCATATGCCGTAAATACGTACCTGGCATTCTCTGCCGCGTGCTTCTTTGCGTAGGTTAGCCATTATGGTTCACTCCAGTAATTCTCAATTGCAGCAGCCATTCTCTGCATCCACTCAGCCAGCTTTAACGCGGCTTCTCTTTCAGAACCACATTTAGGGAAATCCTTCATTTCCATGCTGGCCTTATATGTTCTGAATGCCAGGTCTCCGGTAATAACCAGCTCCTGATCAAGCACAGAGCGTTTATTCCGGTGTTGAACGTAATAGACAGATTCAGTCCGCATTTCTTCTCTGTCTTTTTTGAAGGAAATAAGCTCAGAGAAATCACTCATCGTCTTCTTCCTCGTACATTGAGCTATTCGGATCGCTCATCAGCTCTGCGCAGCAGAGCTCACACACGTTAACTTCCAGCACATGCAGCTTCTGACCGCAGTTAGCGCACGTTAAAGCTCGCTCGACGCTTTCTTGTTCGTAACTTCGATTTGGGTCAATCACCTTGTTTTCCTCGCACGTTCTCTAAGCCACCGGATATCCCACAGGTGAGCCGTGTAATTGAAGGTTTTTACGTCAGATTCTTTTGGGATTGGCTTGCGTTTATTTCTGGAGCGTTTCGTTGGAAGGTATTTGCAGTTTTCGCAGATTATGTCGGTGAAACTTCGTCGCTGTCGTCTCATTCGTACCTCCTGTCGGTAAATCTGACACCCTGACCAATAGCCCAGGCTGTTGTGTACTCGATCAGACTTGCCATACGCTTCACGCTCATCTGCGCGCTGCTTTCGCGAATGTTGACGTATTCGCCTTCAAGGCCGGGCAAAACATCAGCTTCCTGCTTTGTAGCCACTGCATGACCGCTTATCAACAAAACCTTCCATTGTTCCGGTTTTAACCATTTTCCGCACCATTGAACCTGACGTGCGATATCCGCCAGCATCGCGTGAAATTTTGCGTTCTGGTCAAGGTTGCGCTTGTAGTCAGTAATGCGGATGGTAACTGGCTTGTCTTTATCGAGAGGAGTTGCGAGGATGGCGTTGATTGCGGCTTGCTGTTGTTGCTTAGTTCGGAGGAATATTGTTTGCTTCACTGAACACTCCTTTATTTTTTATGCCTGTAACCCCATTCTTCCAGCAACCTTGCGGCGTACCACCCAAGAAACAAAGGAAAGAACATTACAATGAGATATTCCCCGCCACGGTCAATGTTCGAAATTGACCAGATTACGATGTAACCAGTGCAGGACAGGAATATTACAAACCCCAAAAAGCTACTTCGTCGACTCATGCTCACTCCTTCACTTTGATTCCAGCGGCGCAGATAGCCTCTACATCGCTTTCGTATTGCGATTCTGCACCTGAGTCATAGCCAATGTGATAATCACCGGGAAGTGGGCCTTTCTTTGGCTTTTGCAGCTCAATCTCGATAGCTGCTCGCGATGCCTGCCATAAAGTCCACCACTCATTTAAGGAGTGACGAATATCCATGCTTGAAAATGCGAAGTACCTATCACCATTTCTTGCCTCGGTTATCATCTCGAATGGTAATTTCAATTTTTTGGCAACGTATTCCTCAAACTTCTTTCTTGATTCGTCCATATCACTCTCCATCGATGATTTTTTGGGTTACCAATAATATTTGATAGTCGCCATAATTATCGGTAGCAACGCGCAGACGACTGAAAACCGTAAAACAAAACCTACCCCCAATATGCGATATGCATTATCCCAGAGAACAAAACTCATCATCAGAAGGAATCCATGAAAAATCGCGACAAGAAATAAACTACAAATAAATGCATTTACCATCGGTACTTACCCCTCGCTCTTAATCCAATAAAAAAGGGCTACTGTGTAAATAGCCCCTGTTATTAGCTCAGTGATGTAGATGGTCATACGTCCGCCCCTTGTGCATATCGTCTGCCACGCGCAGCAGGTGCATTTGATGCTGTGCAAATCTGTCTGGCTTCATCCTGGTCACATGCAACAAAGTGTCCGTTGCAGAACCGCTGGTAAACCGTACCAAGTGAGCCAAAACGGTTTTTCGTCACGATGATTTCAGCAAATGGCGCGGCGCTACTGTTCTCGTCATATACCGCTTCCCGATAGAGCATGATGATTGAGTCTGCGTCCTGTTCAATGCTTCCTGAATCACGCAAATCTGCGTTTGTCGGGCGTTTGTTTGGTCGCTTCTCAACATCGCGCGAAAGCTGACTCAGGGAGATAACAGGCGTTTTCAGGTCTTTCGCCATCGCCTTCAGGCTTCCGGAGATGTGAGCAATTGCGAGGTCGTTGCGATCTGCTTTCGGCTTCTCAATCAGGCCAAGATAATCCGCCATGATGAGTGACAGGTTTGGATTTTCCTGTTTGTGCCGTTCTGCGATTGAGCGTATTTCTTCGACCGATAACCGCGAGGCATCGACTACCCATACATCCAAATCTGCAAGCTGACTCATGCCGTTAGCAACACGCGCCCAGCCTTCGTCATCCATCGATGCAGGATTTCGCAGTACGCTAACCGACATCCTCCCGGCGTTGGCAATGCTTCGCTCTGCAATCTGCAATGCGCTCATTTCCATCGAGAAAATCAATACCCCGCGCCGGACGTCAGAACCAGGAATAACGCGGCTTGCAACGCCTTCGGCAATCTTCAGAGCCAGTTCGGTTTTCCCCATACCAGGACGAGCAGCGATTATCACCAGGTCTTCCGCGTTCATCCCTCCGGTGATGGCATCAAGTTCTTCGATTCCGGTCTTCAGGGTATCTGACTCTTCTCCGTTCCTCAGACGCCTGTCAAGCGTGTCAGTGTAGTCGGTGATGATTTCCCCTAACCGTACCGGTTTAACCTCGTCACGGGGCTTTCTGATGGCTGAAAGACGCTTTACAAGCTCATCCATCGCCTGACTCGATGCGTCGATGGTTCCGCTCTGAATTGGTTCACGCATTTCATCCATGATTTCCAGCACCAGACGGCGGTGATAGTTATCCGCGACCATTCCGGCATATCCCTTCAGGTTTGCGGCACTCGGGCAGTTTTTGCTGGTCATCAGGATTGACGTGAAATGCTCCTCTCCGCACGCCTCGGCAACCATCAGCGCGTCGATTAGGTTTCTGTTTCTCGCCTGCTTGCGGATAACCTCGAAGGCTTTCCGGTAGAGCGGAATTGAAAACGCTTCCGGCTCCAGCGTTGCCAGAACGTCGCTGGCGGTTGGTGTTAATCCACCAATCAGCAGGCCACCGATAACGCTCGCTTCGATATCCTGTCTCATGCAATCCCCCTGTCTGCAAACTTCCCTTCCCGTACTCCAGTTAACGAATCTTCCCTCAGCAGGTAATCAAAATCAGCTGTCCAGCCCGTGTCGTTGTCTCCGAAGTAAAACGGCTTGGCCTGATGCACAAACGCCCTGACATACGCTCTGAAACCGTCCACGTTTGGCGTTTTCAGTTGCGGGATGATTTTCTTCAGGCGGCGTTTGCGTTTCTCGTTGACCGCAACAGCGTGTGGCAGTCTGTCACCGACTTCGGTGTTGTAGGCGTTCAGGAAGGATTCGTAGTCGATTCGTTCTGCCTTGCGACGTTCAGGTTTAACCTGCCCATCACCGCCCCCGTTAGGGGGTAAGGGGGTATTTGTATTTATTGTCTTTTGTATATTGTCTTTTGTGTTTAGCTGACTTGGCTTATACCCATTAGCCGACTTGGCTAATGTTTTATTAGCTGTTTTAGCTAATGTTAAGCTGTCCTGGCTAATCCACTGAGAAACCACCTTGTTCACTCCGATTTTCACGCCATCAGCAATGAGGAATTTACGCTCGATAAGCTGGCGCTTGGCAGCGCAAACATGAGTGTGATGAATACCTGTCATGGCTGCTATCTGCGTGTTTGTGAGTCGATCCATCGGCTTATTGAATCCGTATGTCTTGCGCATGATAGCGAGCATCACCTTCAACTGCCGGACGGTTAAATCAGCCATCAGCAGACTGTCGGTAATCTCGTTAGCAACGCGCATGAAACCATCTTCGGTATCTGCCACGCGATGCTCCACGACCTCCAGTTGAGGCCTGTAATCAGCTAACTTAACGACGCCCATGTTTCACTCCTGCTTTGGCTAGTCTGTAAACACCAACAAGGCGCTCTGCGAACGCCCTGTTATTTGCTGCGGCTACCACTAATCCCTCAGGTGAATCAGGGTGTCGAATCTCTTCTTTTTCCTGGTATTTCTTACGACGTTTTGTCATAATTACTCCTGTGGATTGATCCAGTAATTCCCTCAGAATTGCATATCAATTTGCTCAGAATCCTCGGTGGCAGCCGGGGATTTTTTCTTTGTGATTCCATCCAATGCATACTTAAAAGCCCTGCTAATCGGACTGATGTCTGATGCCATTCCGAAAGCACACAAGACCGAAGCAATAAATCTCCAGTCCGTTCTGCTTATCTTCGATTCATGACAGCCAATCATCTTTGCCAGACCGCGCTGGGTAAGCGTTGACAGGTTGATGAGTAAATCAGTTTCAGCGCGATCAATTTCTCGCTGTGTTGGCTTGCTATAACTTGCTTGTGTCATTTGTTAATTTTCCAATAGTGAATAGTTAGTTGAAAGGTATGCGTGGAAACGCATATGGCCTTAGTTGGTCAGATATCTTGGGGCTCGCTTTGTCAGCGACGTAGGACGAATGTCCATTGTGAAAAGAGCGGTGTTACTTATGCAGTTGTTTTTTTGTTACTTGGGAAGGGCTTTATTTCTTCCGCATAAACGCTTCCATCAGCGTTTATAGTTAAAAAAATCTTTCGGCCTGCATGAATGGCCTTGTTAATCGCGCTTTGATATACGCCGAGATCTTTAGCCGTCTTGGTTTGCCCAAAGCGTATTGCATAATCTTTCAGGGTTATGCGTTGTTCCATACAACCTCCTTAGTACAGGCAACCATTATCACCGCTAGAGGTAAAATAGTCAACACGCACGGTGTTAGAAGTTTATCCCTTGCGGTGATAGATTTAATGCATGAGCGCAAAAAAGAAACCGTTAACACAAGAGCAGCTTGAGGACGCACGTCGCCTTAAAGCTATTTATGAAAAAAAGAAAAATGAGCTTGGCTTATCCCAGGAATCTGTCGCAGACAAGATGGGGATGGGGCAGTCAGGTGTTGGTGCTTTATTTAATGGCATCAATGCATTAAATGCTTATAACGCCGCATTGCTTGCAAAAATTCTCAACGTTAGCGTTGAAGAATTTAGCCCTTCAATCGCCAGAGAAATCTACGAGATGTATGAAGCGGTTAGTATGCAGCCGTCACTTAGAAGTGAGTATGAGTACCCTGTTTTTTCTCATGTTCAAGCCGGGATGTTCTCGCCTGAGCTTAGAACCTTTACCAAAGGCGATGCGGAGAAATGGGTAAGCACAACCAAAAAAGCCAGTGATTCTGCATTCTGGCTTGAGGTTGAAGGTAATTCCATGACCGCACCAACAGGCTACAAGCCAAGCTTTCCTGACGGAATGTTAATTCTGGTTGACCCTGAGCAGGCTGTTGAGCCAGGTGATTTCTGCATAGCCAGACTTGGAGGTGATGAGTTTACCTTCAAGAAACTAATCAGGGATAGCGGTCAGGTGTTTCTACAACCACTAAACCCGCAATATCCAATGATCCCATGCAATGAGAGTTGTTCCGTTGTGGGGAAAGTTATCGCCAGCCAGTGGCCAGAAGAGACGTTTGGGTGATTGTTTTATTTTTCACGTAATAGGATGATTTATGACACAATTTCAACTTGCATTAATCGCTAGAGAAGTTGATGGAGAAGTCATCCATCTTCGCACCAAAGACGGATACATCAATGCCACCGCGATGTGCAAGTCTGCGGGGAAGCTACTTGCTGACTATACACGACTAAAAACAACACAAGATTTTTTTGATGAATTATCACGCGATATGGGGATTCCCATATCGGAGTTAATTCAATCATTTAAAGGCGGAAGAGCAGAGAATCAAGGGACTTGGGTTCATCCAGACATCGCAATTAATTTAGCTCAGTGGCTATCTCCAAAATTTGCAGTGCAAGTATCGAGATGGGTGCGTGAGTGGATGTCAGGTTAAAGAGCGCCTGCCGAACTCCCTATCCACCTTAAGCGGTATATGACAAACCGAGGCAGAGTTCCTCATACGCACTTTTCTATGCTTAATGAACTGACGTTTAACTTGGTTGCGCCACTTGAACAGGCCGGATATACGCTGCCAGAAAAAATGGTCCCTGATATTTCAGAGGGTAGGGTTTTCTCGCAATGGCTCCGTGACAACCGGGGGGTTGAGCCGAAGACATTCCCAACATATAACCATGAGTACCCAGATGGCCGGACATTCCCGGTACGTCTATACCCAAACGAATATTGCAGATTTCAAACAATACTTCAACGAAGTGTGGCTGCCTCAGTACGCTCCTAAATATTTTGCTGAACGAGACCAAAGGGCATTGACGTTGATTGAGAAAATCATGCTACCTGACCTTGATTCCTAAATGTTATTCCCGGCCACAGAGCCGGGTTTTCTTTGCCTCACGATCCCCCTCACCCAAGAACACATAACCAATTGTATCTATTTGAAAATAAATAGATACAACTCACTAAACATAGCAGTTCAGATCTCTCACCTACCAAACAATGCACCCCTGCAAAAAATAAATTCATATAAAAAACATACAGATAACCATCTGCGGTGATGAATTATCTCTAGCGGTGTTGACATAAATACCACTGGCGGTGATACTAAACACATCAGCAGGACGCACTACTCACCAGGGCGGTGAATATACAACGATTCGAATATGAATCTACGGCGCTGACAAAGCGCAATAACCAAAGTGAACTTTGGGGTGTGGTGAAGCCAGCTAGTCACTGGCAAGTGCTTACCTACTGTTGAGCGGTGAAGCGCTCCCAACGCTAGCAATAGCGTGGACGAGATGGGGAGCCGCGGGCGATAAGGCCGCCATAACGCGCACGTTGTCGCATGGAAAAATCACTGGGGTGCCGGTTATACCCCTCCGAATGAGACTCAACAAGCTGGAGCTAGACTACCAGCCACCACACCACCAAAGTTCATCAGGAGGTCTATATGACACGCAGAACTCAGTTCAAAGGCAATTCACGTTCTCGTCGTCGTGAGCGTTTAAAGGCAAAGGCATTAGCTAACGGCGTACTGGCCCGCGAAGAAGCAATAAGTTCAGAAGTATTACACCGCCCTACTCTAAGCAGAGCGCAGATTCAGGCTAAAGGTACTCACGAAACGCCTGAGCGCAAAGAAGACGCTAAGCCAATTAAGTTCATGGCACAGGACGTGATCTGGCAACAGAAAGAATACAGACGCAATCTGGAGCGAGCGGCCATTGTGTACGCGAATGAGTTTGGACATAAGCAACCAGAAACTGGTGTATGTCTTCCAAACGTAGCCATTTACGCGGCAGGCTACCGGAAATCAAAACAACTGACAGCGAGGTAAGTGATGAATCAGACATACATTCCATCATGCTTGAGAAATCTGCCAAAGCAGAAAGCAAAGCCCCGCAAGCAAGCCATAAAGGACGCTAAGGCAGAGGTTATTGATCAAGCAATACAATTGCTCAGGGAGGAGTTAAGAAGTGGCAAGCTCGAAGGAATGATGATTCCCTATCAGCGCGGATATCTATCGGCGATTAGTAAGTTGGAAGTATTGAAGAGTGAATTATGAACTATCTGGAATTTCCGGATGGTTCATTGTTTTGGCAGCAAACCACTTATTTGAGAGGAATTAATATGTCATCAATCCGCTTAACTACGAGAATGAAAGAGGAAATCGCTCGTAACGCTTTAATTAAGTCTGGGGTTTTCACTGAACTTGAAGAAGTAACAAAGTTAAAGAACCAGCTTGCACTTGACGCCAGAGTTATTGCGTTTGGCGGTAAAAAGAAAACTGAGGAAGTGGATCAGTTATCATCCAAGTTGGTAGCTATAAGTGAAGAACTTGGAAAGATGGGATGTTCATTTTACTCATACGATGTTCGTTCTACTTCAATTTATCTGACTGTATCTGGCAGAAGGGTTGGATGGCTTTCATATGGGAAAGACGGCAACGGCGAAGATATATTGCTCCCTGCTCCGAACGAAGATAAATGCATGTTTAGCGCAGAACACGAAATAACAAAAAGGTTTGATGAAATCTGCGCATTGCAACAAAAACTTGAAGCCAAGAAAAAGGATATCGAATCAAATGTATGGGCTGCTTTGAACTCAGTCACAACAGTTAAGCGACTTATTGAGGTTTGGCCTGAAAGCAAAGAATTGCTACCAAAAGAAGCAGATAAAGCAAGTACAGCACTTCCTGCTTTACGGGTAGAAGATTTGAATAAGATGATTGGACTTCCTTCCGAGGCCGCATAGTCGGCCTTTATTTTTGGCATAAACAACATAATAAACACAGCACTGTGTATTCATTCCAACGAGTGAATACACGGAGCAATGTCGCTCGTAATTAAACAGGAGCAGACTTGTTCTGATTGTTGGAAATCTTCTTTGCCCTCCAGTGTGAGGGCAATTTTTTTGACGGAGGATATATGAGTGAAGTAACAGATTTAGTTGTTATTGAAAAAGCAAATGCAATGACTGTATTTCAGTCTGCCGACCAGATTGAAGAAATCCTTCAAAAGGTTGAACGTGAAGTTATGTCCTTTGTGCCTGATATCACAACGGCAAAGGGCAGAAAGGAGATCGCTTCTCTGGCGTATAAAGTTGCGCAGACGAAAACATATCTCGATGGTCTTGGCAAAGACCTTGTGGCTGAACTGAAGGAAATTCCAAAGCTAATTGATGCCAACCGCAAGACAGTGCGTGATCGCCTTGATGAGCTGAAAGCCAAGGCGCGCCAGCCTCTTACTGATTATGAGGAAGAACAGGCGCGGATTAAAGCCGAAGAAGAAGCTAAGGCAGCAGCTGAAGCTCTCGCAAAGCAAATTGAGTCTGACCATGAAATAGCGATTTTGATGGATCGCGAATTTGACCGCCAAAGAGAAGAGGCAAGACTCAAAGCGGAGCAGGAAAAGCGAGAGCATGAAGAACGCTTAAAAAGAGAAGCTGAAGAGAAAGCCAGATCTGAAGCCGAAGCAAAGGCAAAAGCCGAAATTGAAGCAGCAGCAAGGCGAGAAGCAGAAGCTAAGGCCGCAGCGGAACGTGCAGAGCGTGAACGCATTGAAGCCGAGCAACGAGCACAGCGCGAAGAAAAAGAGGCAGCAGAACGAGCTGAAAGAGAAAAGCAGGCGGCAATTGAAGCAGAACGCAGAAAAGCACAGGAGGAGGCTGAACGAATCCGTCGCGAGGCTGAAGCAAAAGAGCAAGCCAGAATAGCAGAAGAAAAAAGAATCAAGGACGAAGAAGAGCGTAGAGCAAAGGATAAAGCTCACCGGAAAGAAGTAAATAACAAAATACTTGCTGACCTTATCAAGGTTGGCGCATCAGAAGATGTTGCTAAAAATATCATAACAGCCATCGTAAAAGGCGAAGTATTCGCAACAAAAATAACCTACTAATAAAACCAACATAAGGAACCACCCATGATTTACGCAATCGCGGGAGGCGCTCGCATGGGTGCCTTCCAATTAAATGAATCTTTACTTGAACGAATCACCCGTAAATTACGTGACGGATGGAAAAGATTTGAGGTCTTATTATGCGCAATGAAATAGCCATCAATCACCAGATGCTTCGTGCTGCACAGAACAAAGCAGTAATAGCCAGATTTATTGGTGATTCAAAAATGTGGATTGAAGCAAATAAAGCGATGAAATCAGCTATCAACCTTCCGTGGTATCGCAGGAAATGAGTTTTACAGATAACTGGTCAGACGAAGAATTTATTCGTCAGATGAAAGAAATGCTCAATCAGCACAAAGAACAGGAGAAAGATGATGATTCTGACTCTGAAAGATGAGCGTGAAATATCGCAAATAATCGCAAGTTTTACTGATGAAGATTACGAACGAATCAACAGTGAAGTTGATCGCCTCTGCAAACGTTGCGACCCAATAAGCGAAATGCTTCGCTCATATAAACCAGATGAACACACTAAGGACGCTATCGACTGGCTGGAAGATTATGACTGTAACTATCAGGAAAAAGCCGCTGAATGGTTCTGGGATGCAATAACCGAAAGAGTTAAGGCTGAATATGCCTTCGCAATATTCAAACGCAGACACGTTTATGGAGAAGCAGCATGAGCAATATCGTTGAATTCGTTAAACAGCAAGAGCAGTTATTCTGCGGAGCATTGACTGAACAGACGGTGACATGGGCTAAGGAAAGCCAGTTTGCAATTCAGTATTTCCAGAAAAATGATTACCTGGCTAAAACAGCACTGGCAAATCCAACCAGCGCACAGAACGCCATCATCAATGTTGCGGCGATCGGTATCACCTTAAACCCGGCTAGCAAACTGGCTTATCTGGTTCCGCGCGACGGCATGGTGTGCCTTGATATCAGTTATATGGGATTGCTCCATATTGCAATGGAGTCTGGTGTTATCTCATGGGGTCAGGCAAAACTTGTTCATGCTAACGATACCTATGAGTCAAACGGGCTTGATAAAGCACCAACCCATAAATACAACGCCTTCGGTGATCGTGGTGATATTGTTGGCGTTTACTGCACAGTTAAGACGCCAGCAGGTGATTATCTAACGGAAGAGATGAGTCTGGCTGAAATTGAGGCTGTAAGGAAAACAAGCAAGGCAGCATTCAGCGATAAAGGACCATGGGTAAATCACTGGAATGAGATGGCGCGAAAGACGGTCGTAAAGCGTGCAAGCAAGTATTGGCCTAAGGCATCACGTCTTGATAGTGCTATTCACGTACTAAACGAAGAAGAAGGTGTGTGGACTGAACCAGTTATGCCGCACAAATCAGAGGAAGATATCCGCGAAGATGAACGGAAACGACAGCAGGAAATTATGGAAAAAGCACAACTTCTTTGTGATGAAATGGCTCAGGCTGAAAACATGGATGATTTGAAGCGATATTTTGCAGAAGCATATCGCCTGACATCTGGAATGAAATTGCAGCAGAACGTACAAGCCATTTACATAGAATGCAAAGCGAAACTGGAGGTTGCCAGTGAGCAAACTGTATGAAATTGCCAATGAATACGCAAAATTGATGGATTCAGATTTAGAACCAGAGATGATTGCTGACACAATAGAAGGCATGGAAGGAGAATTTACCGATAAAATAGAGCAACTTCTTTCCGTCATTAAAAATGAATCTGGTTATGCTGAACGCCTCAAGGAAGAGGCAAAGTCACTGAATGAGCGAGCCGCAGTAATTCAAAATAAGATTGACAGCATCAAATCATATATAGCGTCATCGCTTGAAATGGTTGGCAAGAAAAATATTCGAGCAGGTATTCACCAGGTAACAATCCGCAAACCGTCAGAAATTGTAGAAATCATCGACTCAAGCGCCCTTCCTCCTGAATACGTTGAGTTCGAAACGACAATTAAAGCCGACAAACTGGCAATCAAACACCAACTAAAAGCAGGAATAAATATCCCCGGTGCTCAACTCAAAGTTGGGAAACCTTCACTTCTTATCAAATAACGGTATCGCCTATGAAAAAGACTCCATGGGAGAAATGGGAAGTCGATTTCTTGCGCGAAGTAGCGGCGACAATGCCAGTTGAAGTTATCGCTGAAAAACTGGAAAGGACTGAAAAAGCAGTTATGGCGAAAGCAACAAGGATTGGCGCTGACATTGTTAGCCGACTTCGTGGAAGACGCTGGACAAGAGCTGAAGTATCACTTTTCGGTAAGTTCTCCGCAGAAGAAATAGCAATTGCAACCTGCCGCTCAATTTATTCAGTAAGAGCTATGCGATACAAGCTAAAAAAACTTGATGAAGAAAGAGCAGGCATACGAATAAATTAACAAAGAGGAATTTACCATGAGAGGACTTGCATACAATCCCGGCATTCTTCCGGCAGAAATGATTATTCGCCAACGCGTAAAGCCAATGCCATCGAGAGAGGAATTGCTTAAGAGAAATTCTTTTCCATCAGTGAATCAAAACAAATATCTGAATGCGATGTGGCGGAGTGGAAAAAAATGAAACAAATGACACTAATTGAGATGGATGGTTTTCTGAAAGGCAAATGCATCCCAAGTGATTTAAATGTTAACGAAACAAACGCTGAATATCTTGTCCGTAAGTTCGGTGAACTTGAATCAAAACTAGAAACGGCGTTGCGGGAGTGTCGTTCTGCTGGAATCACGATTGATAACCTTGAGGCCAAGTGCGCGGCGCTGGCTGTGGAGAATGCGTGGCTGAATAAATTTATCGTACAGAGTTGCTACGTGTTTGACGGCGAGCAGGGTGAACTATCTGATGCGTATATCTGCGCAATAGACGGAAGGATGCCGCAAACCCAAGTCACCGACGCTTTTTTGGATGAAGTGAAGACTGAAGCACGCAAGGAGGGAGCTTACTTTGTGGCGAACAGAATGCTGGCTGCCTGGGAAGCTGGTTTTATTGATGATACTGCGAAGAACGCCGCGGATATTGCCAGGATGATTATTACCTCTACTGAGTTTATGGCTAATGCGCCGGAAGGCGATTTTGACCGCTCATTCTCTGATGGCGTTCTCGAAGATATCGCCGCCCAGCTTCGCAAAGGATGTGATCAAAAATGACAATCACAAAACAACGAGTAGAAGAAATCATATCGCGCATTGAAATGTATGGGCATGGTGCAGGGTATACCGTTGACGAGGTTTATGACCTTGCTGTACTGGCGTTGAATTTATCAAATATCGCAAACCTTAAGCGATACGAGCTTGATATGGATGGTTGCGACTCGTTCGGTCAGGATTGTGGCGCTGACATGACTGAAGATCCTGATGGCGATTATGTCCTGTTTGATGACGTGGTTAAGTTGTTTGAGTTTGATACAACCACCAAGAAGTTAGAAACCCCAGCCACCGACGCTTTCCTTGCTGAAGTACTGGCGCAGGTGGTGAAATCGCCATCCAATGCCGTTCAGTCAGTAATTGCAGAGCGTCAACGCCATCAATCAGCTGAGGGATGGACGCCTGAGCATGATGACCAGTACAGCAAATCGCAGTTACTGTGGGCATCCTCATGCTACGTACTGAATGCCATCCATCCATTTAACCGCATTCCATTTGACTGGCCGTGGACACCAGAATGGTGGAAGCCGACAAATCCACGCCGTGACCTGGTGAAAGCTGGCGCACTTATTCTGGCCGAAATTGAACGCATAGACCGCCAGGAGTCCGCCCAATGAGCAACATCAACAAACAGGCGCTGCGTGAAGCGGCGGAGAAAGCAACGTGTGGTGTGTGGTCGCTCGAATATGGAGAGGAGAGATTTGATGCTGGTGATGCGCTAATTCATCGTGAAGTTGTTGGATATCTTCCCATTTGCAGAATTGAAGGAGCGCATCCAGAAAGCGGTTTCGATGAAGATTTCCAAATGGAACAGCAGGCCAATGCTGAATTCATCACCGCAGCCAATCCGGCTACCGTCTTGGCGCTGCTGGATGAGCTGGAGAAGATGCAGGCGCAATCGTCCAAATGGTGCGAAGCCTTCCATAAAGCCGTTTCCGTTGGCGCTCGGTATGAGGAGCGGATTGCTGAACTGGAAGCACGGGAAATATCGCTCCCAGAACGTAGCAGTATGCTTCATCGAACAGATTTTCACGAGGATTACCAAACGGTAATGGCATACAAAGTTTCTGAAGTCATCGCTGCAATCCGCGCCGCAGGCATTCGCATCAAAGGAGAGTGATATGAGCACTGGATGATATGGGCGCAGATAGCGCATGCAGACGTAACCAATATTCGAATTGAAGAACTGAAAGAACACCAAGCCGCCTGATGGCGGTTTTTTATTGCCTGATTTGCAGGTTCGATTCCCTATTCGGAGATAGCACTCATGCAACACGAACTACAACCTGATTCACTGGTTGATTTGAAATTCATCATGGCTGATACTGGCTTTGGTAAAACCTTCATCTATGACCGGATTAAGTCCGGAGACCTGCCAAAAGCCAAAGTTATCCACGGGCGAGCAAGATGGTTATATCGTGACCATTGTGAATTCAAAAATAAGCTCTTAAGCCGCGCCAATGGGTAA